GCAGCCGTCTAACCCTACGCTCAACCCCGTTCGCTCTGCTCACGGAGCTATTGCCCCATTGATTTTCAACACTTCCAACATGCTTTAGAACTGACCCTGCCGTAACCACTTATAAAAGTTACGACCGTTATAGGCCAGTTCTAATTAAAAGGTATATCGTCGTCCATATCATCAAATGACGTTGAATGTTGCTTTGGCCCTTGCGGCGCGCTTGCTTTCCCTTCTTCACGAGACTTGCCGCCGAGCATCTGCATTTCATTGGCCTCAATCTCAGTCGTGTAACGCTCCTGTCCCTCTTTGTCATTCCACTTGCGGGTGCGGATGCGCCCTTCAATATAAACGGCTGACCCCTTTTTCAGATACTGCCCGACGATCTCGGCCAGTTTGCGAAAGAAGACAACACGATGCCATTCGGTGATTTCCTTCTTTTCGCCTGTCGCCTTGTCTTTCCAGGATTCCGTTGTTGCCAAACGGATATTTGCTACGGCGTCGCCGTTCGGCATGAACCGGGTTTCAGGGTCGGCGCCAAGGTGGCCAATTAGCATTACCTTACATAAACTTGCCATTTTCATCTCTCTTTCTATTTGAAAAGTTTTCTTTTGCATGTAAAGAAGCGTGATCGGCCCGTGTCATAAGCATGAGATTGCTTATAGAGTTATTAGACCTATTACCGTCTATGTGATGTACGCATTCGTTAGCGAACAAACGCCTCCCGACATGCTGCTCCATAGTCACGACATGGACAGTTCTTCCCTTATGTTCACCTCGGGTGAATTCGACATATCCTGATGCCTTTTTGGAAACTCCTACCGACGTAGATGCTTTGGCAATAAGAGCGGCCTTTGATATATTTGCTTTCCATTCATCCGTAAATATCCGACTTTTCCCCTTCATATGAGAAAGTCGTCCATCTTTTGCGGCGAGCCTTATTGCGTCGGATCGAGATCGCAAAACCCCAGCTTTTTTTAGCCTAAACCTAATTGTTGATGGAGCTACGCCAGTTGCTTTACTGACAAGCGGGATGCTCATTCCGCTAGCATACATTTCAATCACATCCATTTAGTATTCCGAATTACATAAACAAAGTAATTCATTGTATCACAGCGCAAGCCAGATTACTTTGTTGACTGATGCCATTGTTTTCACCTATTAAAAGTCATGCGTTTGTAAATCTTGTTTGTTCTTGCGCCTTTGCCTTTCAGTACGGCCTGTTAATCATGTGCGCATGACCTAGGATCGCAATAGGGTACGGTAGCGGCGGCTTCTCGCCGTAGTGCTTTTCGTACCAAGCGCCGTGCATGTGCGACAGGAACAGCTTGACGGCGTATCGCCTGGAGCGTGCGTCGATCTGGCCTGGAGGCAGCTTGCCATCGACAAGGCTTTTGTATGCCTCGGTCGTCTTGCCTATCTTCTTGATAATTTCGGCGGCAATTTCCTTGTTGTCTCCGCGCTCGTTACGTTCAATCTCGAAGGCTTTGCGCTGTCGATAGATAGCGCCGTAATAGCAATCCTCGCGGCCTGCGAACTTCATAAACGACTGCCCGGCTTTCCAGCACAATGTTTTAAGCGTGGCATTCCACGGGCGGCGCTGACCCTTCTCCCATTTCTGCGTCGGATCAAGACCGGAAAATCGCCAGATATGCCCGACTGTAGGGGCTTTCTCAATGTCGATGTGCGCAAGCAGTCCAGCAGATATTACCGGGCCGATACCGACGACTTCACGCATCCATGAACCCATGTAGTGCGCCTCGGTGTATTTATCCAGAGCGCGCTTGACCTGATGTTCAAGCATTTGCGACTGGTCGGCCAGCCAGTTGATGATCTTGTTGTCACTGACAGAGTGTGCTTCGTCTGCATTCTGCTCGACTGCGCGGGCCTGGTTGTGAGCGCGCTTCCTGTCCTCTTGCATCATGTAATAGGCGTCGACTAGATAGCGCGCTTCGTCATCCGACAAAGTAGCGGCATCGCTGACAATATTCCTGCTCATTCTTTCAAGCGTTTGCGGTTGCATTTTGTAACTCCTGGTGGTTAGCGTTCATACTATTTGGTTCTCTCCCGTTTTGTGACTCGTTCCTATTCATTGGTTCTCTCTCATGTTTTGACTCGTTCCGCTATCGTGGTTCTATCTCGTCTTGTGGCTCGTTCCCCCTTGATGGTTCTCTCACTTTTCCTGACTCGTTCATCAATACTGGTTCTATCATGAACTTTGACTCGTTCCGCTGGAGTGGCTCTCTATCACCTTGTGACTCGTTCTCTGAGAGTGGTTCTCTCGTCATTTCTGACTCGTTCGCGTTGCATGGTTCTATCTTTCAGCTTGACTCGTTCTTCCTGTGTGGTTCTCTCGTTATTTCTGACTCGCTCATGCTTCATGGTTCTATCTTCCAGATTGACTCGTTCGACGTTTGAAACCCCTATAAACTCATTATCTCGTCGTAAATAGAACTGACGAGCGAAAGAAACTCAACGCGTCTTGAGGCCAACCTTTCTAATTCTGCTGAAAAGTCATCCCTGCTGACGCGGAAAATGTAAAGCTGTTTTCCAACTGGAAATTCAGCGCAATAACTGACAAAATCTACCCACTTCCGCCCCGTACAATCTAAATGCCCAGCCAATTGCCAGCGGTACGCTGGGTCAAAACTGTTACGCTTAATCGTTGCGTAATGTACAGAATCAATAACAGACTTGATTTCAATAACGCCGTCCATATCAACAAGCCCATCCGGCGAGTCGCCATATTCGCCGCAATCAAAGAACCCGCCATTCCCAACAGAAGAAAACGTTTCTTCCTCGTACAGCATTCTCGCAACCGGCTCTTGTTGGTGGCCGCGCTCCATGTGTTCGTTAGAGTACGTGACTTCTTTTTTTGATCCGTTGATTCTTTCAAGCGCGAGTTGTAGCGCATATCTCTTTGCCGGTTCGCCAAACGCCTTATCTCCGTTCGCCATGATGCAAGCGAAGTTTGACGTGGTTGCTTTCCCAAGGCGCAACTCTTGCCATGCGTCTGTGTTCTGTTGAACGTCATGGAAAATCATTCTGCGCTTTCCGTTTCTTTTTGCTCAGACTCAATCTCGTCAACAAGCTGGTCTTGATGTACAAGAGAAATTTCGACACGATCAAGAACGGCGTTCAGGTTGCCATCGCGCTTGTATGCAACCTTTGCGGCCTCCCACTGCTTCTTGCTGTCTGGCGTCAGCCGTTTCTTTTCGGGAGAGTGCGGGCTTATCCGAAGCCCCTCAACAGTTTCTTTTCCGAAGCGGACATTACAGTCAACGTAGACGGTTATCCTGACGTTCTGCCAGTCGTCTATATATGGAGAACCTGTAATTCCCTTCATTGTTTTGCTGTTTGACGCATTCAGAATCATCGGCTTCAGTTTCTCGCCGTGCCTGATTTCTTTCTCAACGAAATGCGCCGTATTAAACATATCTTTTGTTTTTTTCGTGTGGTCAATTTCCAGCGCAACATGGCTAACCGTTAGAACGGTAGGTTCAACAATGTCGGCGCTGCTGAGATACGGCGAGTCAAACGCCTTCCGGTAATGCGTTTTGTCGTTCATTGTCATATCCTTGTGTTAATCTGCTTAATCACTAAGCTCTTCGTTGGTTATATCAGCCCACCACCAACAGATAAGCCAGCACCACGATAGCGAGCACATATCCAACGGCAATATCATCGCCATCCCCAAGCCGGTCATCATTGCTCAAGCTGGCCGCAGCCGGAACGCTGAACCCTTCGCGGCGCAATTGAATGTAGCGAATGAATCTCATGATTTAACCTCCGAAAAATGAAGCAACGCCTTGTCAATGCCAAACGCGGACTTGATCGCTGTTGATGCGTTCTTTCTCATTGCCGCCTCCTGTTCCTGGTGGATGATGCACTTCAGAAGAGGGACCGGGTTGCTGCGTTCGTCCAGGCAAAGCGGCTCGTCATAATCAAGGCATCGAGGGCGAATGTATTGCTTGTTGAACCAGTAGCAATCTTTGCAGGTTTTCATTTGGCTAACCTCCACCGAGTTTTATTGCCATGCCCTAGGCGCTCGACCGTCTTGGCCTTTTCCATTGCGTACATATGCTTCAGCAACGCGCAGCGGTTGCTACCGACCATGTCGGCCAGTGCGCTAATCGAAACAGCGGTTGCTGTTGGTCCGTTCAGCGCCTCAAGCACCGAAGCGCGGATAGCGTCTCTATCCTGCTCCCGGCGGTTGAGGTAGTCCTGCAACTTTGTTGACGCCACAACGGGCTTTGGCTTTGCCCTGGATTTCCTGATCCTTCCCTTGCTCCGCTCTTTCCCGGCGTCAGAACAGCTTTTGCAGGATTTGCCTATGTCTCCGTTCTGCTTGATCGCCATTCCTTCTTCTGCGAATGCTCCGCCGCACACGTTGCAGATGCGCAGGCCGTCATCCGGCTGCGAGCCGTCCATGTCATGCGGCCTAACATAGTCAGCGCCGGAAGGCGGCAACGGATGCGCTGCTGGGTATAGGATGGCTTCAATATTCATCAGTCTGTTTCTCAAAAATGGGTTAGTACAGGCTTGTTCAATGCTCATTTCAGACAGAGCCATAGCCATAGCCATAGCCAGAGCCAGAGCCAGAGCCATAGCCATAGCCATAGCCATAGCCAGAGCCAGAGCCATGGCCATAGCCATAGCCATGGCCATCGCCATCGCCAGAGCCATAGCCAGAGCCATCAAGCGTTAAAATCATTTCCATTTCGACTGATCGACATCAATAAGGGAAATCAGAGCGCGCAGTGGTGCTTTAACAACCCCAACTGCATCAATAATTGTTTTTTGTAGCGGACCATTAACAAGTTCACCAATCCCTTTCGTGGTTCCCCAGCATCGGATGTTTCGCGCATTATGAATAACAACAAAATCGCCGTCGAAAGAGACATGCCCCACATAAACAAAACCACGGTCAAGGACAACGATCTTTATATCGCCTTCTGCTTCCTTGATTGAATCAGCGCGGACGTAATCAACATCGTTAATGCGCAATGTGTTTGGTTCAGACATTTTTTTCTCCAAAAAGATAAGAAGCATTTATGTTCCAGGCATTCCACCCGGAGGCGCTTGGCGCTTGAGCGTCTATTCCGCTAGTCAGGTCGCCTTCCACGTGATAACTCGAAGTCTTCTCACCGTGCGCTCCGTGTCTCTCCACTCGTCGCGTTACTTACCAGCTAACGTTCGGGCCTGTATCGATT